CGTTAGCTCATGCGATCGCGATATCCTTGCCAGGGGGGTCTCGGTGAGAATTGGAGTTCGGGTGCCAAAAACCGACAGATATGTATGGGCGCTCGTCGACCCGGAGGACTTCGGTCGCGTCGCGCTCCGAACTTGGACGCTGAACAGTGGATACCCGGTCGCGTGCTTTCCTCATCCGACGCTTCGTCGGTGGCGTGCTGGGAAGGGATGGGACAAGCGGAGCGTGTGTGTTCAGCTTGGTCGTTTCGTGATGGGGTTATCAGTCGGAGATCCGATCCTAGTTGATCACTTGGACGGAAATCGGCTCGACAACCGGAAATCGAATCTCCGGTATGCGACACATGGAATCAACGGCCAGAACAGACGCGGCGCGAATAGGCCTCACAAGGGGACTCGACAACCTCAGTCGATACACCGGGGCGTCATGTGGGAGCCATCGTCGTCGAAATGGAGGGCCGTTGTTCGGGGGAAACATCTCGGGGTGTTCCTGGACGAGGATATCGCGGCGGAAGTAGCAAGCGCCGAACGGCGGCGCGTGATGCCGTATAGCTTTACTGATCGAGAAACATAATGGGACGCCGACCGAAGTCGACCGCTCAGAAAAAACTGGAGGGGAACCCAGGACACCGGGCGCTCAATCCAGACGAGCCGATCGCGAAGGTCGGTCTCCCTCCGGCTCCAGATTTTCTCAGAGCGGAAGAGAAGCGGTTTTATAAACGGATCGGCGACCAGCTCCTCGCGGAGAAGCGAATGGCGATCGTGTATCAGCCGACCTTTGTCGTCCTGGTTCAGGCCTGGGGGAGAGTCGCTCAGGCCTCCCGCGAACTAAAAAAAGCGAAGCCGATCGTGAAAACCTCGTCTGGCTATCCGATACAGAACCCCTGGTACGCGATTCTGTCGAAGTCCCAGGCGACAATGATGAGGGCGGCGGCTGATCTTGGCATCACGCCGACCTCTCAGAGCAAGGTTGGGACTGTGAAAAAGCCGGGGAGCGTGACGAAACTTCAGGACTTTATCGGTCGAAGAGGGAGAAAAAAGACATGATTACGAGGCGGACGCTCCTCAAGGCCACGGTCGGCGCGGCGGGAATCGCGGCGGTCCCGACAATCCAGTCGCTCAAGCTCGAACCGGACGACGCGATCGTGTTCAACTCGCCGGACCTCCTCGACGACGAAGCGCGGCGGGAGGTCGAGTTAGAACTTCGATATATCTTCGGCGAGGATCGGAAGATCATCGTCGTCGACGGAGGCGCGTTTCTCTCGAAGGTGAAGGCGTGAAGCGGCATCCACTCGACCTTGGACGCGACCACTTTCTCCACTTCTTCGGATGGGCACCCGACGATCTCCCGGCGAATGTCGAACAGTATGGTCGGCCGCTTCCAAACGTCGAGCGAGCGGGCGCTCGTGTCACTCACCCGAACCTGAAGGTTCCCGGTGAGACGTGCGATAGCGCGGTTCACTTCGATATCCCCGAGGCGATCCTAATGAGGAGCGAGAAGGATTCCCTCTGGACGGTTGTCGAGTGGGAACCACTTGCGCTCACGCCGTCCCTTCTCTGTCGGCTCTGTGGCGATCACGGGTTCATTCGGAAAGGGAAGTGGGTGCCGGTGTAATGCCTGAAAAGTTTAAGAAGTCGACTCTTCGTGAGGCCGCTCGGGTTCTTCGGGAAGACCACAAAGGGTATCCAAAGAACATAATTCTTTCTCTGCTTCTCGGGTCTGCCGCGAATGAGATCTCCGAGCTGGAGGAAGGATTGCGCCGAGTTGAATGGTCGGGATTTAACACGGCTCTCGGCGTTCGTTGTTGTCCGCTCTGTAGAGCGGCCCACAACACAAGACACGACGCGACGTGTACGTTCCGTCGATTCGAGGAATGATGACGCACACGACGACGGAGTACGCCGAACACGTTCGCGACGGAAAGATCCTCGCGTCCCGCGCTGTTCGTCTCGCCTGTGTTCGTCACCTGGGGGACCTGGAGCGCGTCGGATGGGACGCGAGCTTCCCGTACTACTTCGACGAGGACGAGGCGAACAAGTGGATCGACTTCTTCCCGACGTTCCTCACGCTCGAAGAGGGCGACGTGTTCTGGCTCGACGGCGGCGCGGACGTGGTCGGCTGGCAGAAGTTCGTCATCGGGTCGATCTTCGGCTGGCAGCATGACACCGACGAGGTTCGCCGCTTCCGACACGCCTACATCGAAACCGGCAAGGGGAGCGGGAAGACGCCGCTCCTCGCGGGGATCGGTCTCGGCGGTCTCGTGATCGACGGACACCAGGCGTCGGAGATCTACTCGGCCGCGACGCAACGGGAGCAAGCGTCGATCATGTTACGGGACGCGATCCGCATGGCGAGCGCCTCCGAAGAACTCCGCGACGTGATCACGATCGGGAAACACAATCTCGCGGTCGACGAGACGAACTCCTTCTTCCGCTCGGTCTCCTCTGAACACAAAGGCCTCGATGGGAAGCGTCCCCACTTCGCGCTGATCGATGAACTCCACGAACATCCGGACGCGATGGTCGTCGACAAGATGCGCGCCGGGTTCAAGAAAGATCCCGAGCCGCTGGAGGTCGACATCACGAACTCTGGACACGACCTCACGTCGGTCTGTTGGGAACATCATCAGCGATCGATCGACGTCCTCGAAGGGGTCGTGAAGGACGAGGCCTGGTTCGCCTACGTCTGTCACCTGGACCCGTGCGACCCGTGTTACGACAAGGGATATCGACAACCTCGGGAAGGGTGTTCAGACTGCGACGACTGGACCGACGAGGAGACCTGGCCGAAGTCGAACCCGTCGCTCCTCCTGAACATCACGATCGATCACGAATACCTCCGGAAACAGGTCGAGCTGGCGCTCGCGATTCCCTCGAAGGCGGCTCTGATTAAGCGGCTCAACTTTTGTATCTGGACGCAGACTCATCGGATATGGATCGCGCCGGACGACTGGAACGCGTGCAAGGTCGACGCGGTTTCGACCGCGAACGAGGATCGAAACGCGGCGGCGCTCGGCCTCGACCTCTCAGCGAAGCTCGACCTGACGGCGGCGGTCGTCGCGATGCGACACGAGGACACCAGCGGGCGCGACGCGGAGAAGGTCGAGATCGAATCGACCGACGAAGAGGGCGCGCCGATCGTCCATAAGCTCACCCTGAACTATGAGGTCGAACTGATTCCGTTCTTCTGGCTCCCAGAAGAAACACTAATCGAGCGCGTGAAGACGGAACGGATCCCGTATGATAGCTGGCGACAGAGAGGGTTTCTGTCGGCGACGCCTGGCGGCGTGATCGACTATGACCTGATCTATCAGACGATTGTCGGAGACTTAAAGAAGCGGTTCCGACTTCAGGCGCTTGGCTACGATCCTCGGGAGGCTACACAGCTCGCGGTTCAACTCCGCGATCGAGGTCGAGTGAATGTCGTCGAGCTTCGACAGGGACGAGCGCTCTCGGAAGCGTTCAAACTGATCGAGGTTCTTATCCGGTCGCGTCGACTCCGACACGACGGGAACGAGGTTCTCGCCTGGTGTTTCGCGAACGCGGAACCCAAGTACGACAAGTACGAGAACCTATGGATCGAAAAGCCTCAGGGAACCAAACGAATCGACGGCGCGGTCGCGTCGGGGATGGCGGTTCATCAGCTCATGCTCCTTCCGCACAGACGGAAGGGTCGACGGATCCGCGCCTCCCTCGTGACGTCGGGCGGTGTCCGGAATCTCCGCGAGGTTCCGAAGCGTGACCGACACTCCGGCAATGCGACCAAAGACGACAAGAAGAATACGTGAGAGGCTAAAGACGATCGGCGCGCCTTTCGCGACGGCCTGGCGGACGGTACGGACGCAAGAGACGATCGGACGAGAAGAGGTTCTATTCGTGGGGAGCCTGTTTCTCATAGGGTGGTCACTGTGGGACGTGTACCGACCGGCGGCGACCGGCGTGCCAGCGATCTTCCTCCTGTGGGTCGCGCTCCCTCCTCGACCTCCCTTCTTCGATCGTGAACCAAGAGAGACGAAGAAGCGGAGGGGCTAAGCGTGGGATTCCTCGGGTCACTACACAGAAGCGGACGCTACGCCTTCGGCGGCGCTGCGCCGGACGACGACACACCGGGTCTCTGGTCCGACAGTCTCACGGGTCTTCCGCAGTCGTGGATTCAGGGATTCATGGACACCGGGATCCCGATGACGCCTGAGCTGGCGATGACGTCCTCGGCGGTCTACTCGGGGATCACGTTCATGGGTCGGAACATGGCGGCGACGCCGCTCCTGTCCTACACGCGGATCCCGAGCGACACACCGACCGGCCGGTCGTCGCGACGTCGAGCGCCGGAGCTTCCGATCTATAACGTCCTCCGCAACAGACCGAACCTCGATCACACCGCGCTCGAATACTGGGAGATGGTGATCGGACACGTCCTCCTTCGAGGGAACGCCTACAGCGAGATCAAGCCGGGGTCCAGGTCGTTCGCTGATCAGATCATTCCGTTCCATCCGGACCGCGTGTTTCCCGAGCGCCTCCCGAGCGCGATCGCGGGTTCCCCTGGTCGCATCATTTACCGCATAACCGATCCGGTTCTACAGGATCGGTTCCTCACTCAGGAGGAGATGTTTCACATTCGCGGATTCATGAGCGATGGTCTCATGGGCCTGTCCCTCACGGCGGTCGCGGCGCGATCGATCGGCGGCGTGATCGCGGCCGACACGTACGCGGCGCGCTTCTTTAAGTCGGGCGCGTCGGCGTCGCTGGTCGCTCAGGTCCAGGACGAACTCGAAGACGAAGGCGAGAAGGAACTTCACCAGTCGATCAAGCGCTACCTCTCCGGCCTCGGGAACGTCGGCGGCGTCCTCATCGTCGACCAGGGAACGACGGTGAATAAGCTCGGGATCAATCCGCAGGAAGCCCAGATGTTGGCGACACGCGAACACGGCGTTCGCGAGGTCGCTCGCTGGCTCGGGATCCCGACACAGGTTCTCGCCGACGCCGGGAAAGAACCAACGCACGCCTCGGCGGAAATCTTCTCGTCCGACCTGGTGAAGTTTGCGTTCCGCCCGTTCGGCGCTCGAATCGAGCAAGCGGTTCTCCGCGACCTCATCGTCGACGAGGACGTGTTCGCCGAGTATCTGTTCGACGACCTTCTTCGCGGCGACCTCAAGGCGCGGTCCTCGTTCCTCCAGCTCGCGATCTTTACCGGCTGGATGAATCGAGCGGAGGCTCGCGAGATCGAGAACATGGTTCCCGGTCCGGAGTCGCTGGAGGAGTTCCTTCAGCCGACGAATATGATGATGGCCGGAACGGAGCCGGGGGGCTCCAGCTCGAACGGCGGGAACCCAGGCGGGAACGGGAACCCGAACCCGACACAGGGGCAACTCACAACCGGCGAGCGCGCCGAACAGCTCCGCTCAACTCACGGCGTTCGAGAGACACTGTTCGCGCTCGAGCTGGCGTCGCGTGTCGTGAACCGCGAACTGACGCAAGTGAAGAAGGCGGCGCGAAAGTTCTCAAAGGACGGCGTCGCCTGGTCGGGCTGGCTCCGCGAGTTCTACGGCGGACACGCGGAGTACGTGTCCGAGACGCTGAAGGTTCCGATCTCTCAGGCTCGCGAGTACGCGGCGCGCCAGGGACTCGTACTCGAAGACAAAGGGATCGCCGCCGCCGAAGACTGGAAACAAACGCTCGGACCTCAGCTCGCGGAGCTGGCGCTCGGACAGACAGGAGATCGAAATGTTGTCACGACTAACTAACCTCCTTACGCGACCCTACCTAATGCACAAGGATCACATGGCGGTCCTGTTGCGACGGATGATCCAGTTCGAGAAGGGACAGGTCTCGGCCGACGAAGTCGAACGGATGCGCGAGGCTCAGGACCGAGGGAAGGCGTTCACGCAGTTCGGATCGATCGCGGTGATCCCAATCCTCGGTCCCATCTTCCACCGAGGCGACGCGTTCAGTGAGTTCTTCGGGATCAAGTCCTCACAGTCGATCGTTCGTTCGATGAAGGAGGCGGTATCGAATCCGGATATCACGTCGATCGTTCTCGACGTCGATTCCCCAGGCGGCGAGGTCGACGGGACACCCGAGGCGGCGGCTGAGATGTTGGCGCTTCGCGGATCGAAACCGATCATTGCGGTCTCCAATACGATGATGGCCTCGGCCGCGTACTGGCTCTCGGTCGCGGCGGATCAGATCGTCGCGTCGACGTCGTCGATCTCCGGAAGCGTCGGCGTCTGGACGATGCACGTCGACGAGTCGAAGTTCCTCGAACAGATCGGTCTGGACATCACACTGATCTTCGCGGGCGAGCATAAGGTCGACGGGAATCCGTTCGAGCCGCTCAGTGAGGAAGTTCACGCCGATCTCCAGAAGGAAATGGACGACATACACGCCGACTTTATTCGCGGCGTCGCGAAGGGTCGAGGCCTCACACCGAACCGGGTCCGGAACACCTTCGGGGACGGCCGGACGTTCAGCGCGGCCGAGGCGGTCGAGCTAGGCGTCGCGGACCGTGTCGGGACACTGAACCAGGAACTCGCTCGTCTCTCTGGAGGCAGCGCTCGAGGTCGTCGAAGCATGGTCACAGTCCCGGCGGAAGCGCTGGAGTCGGCGAGAACATTCGACCTGAGTCTCGCAAACATCGCGAAGCGGACAGCGGAAGACGAATGGGAAGGGCGACAGCTCCAGGCCGAGCGGGACCGGCTGATCGCCCTCGGCGTCAACGCGGCCGACCTGGACGAGGTCGAAGTCGAGCCCGAGGCTCCGGAACACGTCGGCGTCGACTGGGCGCGGACCAACGACGAGACGGTCGTGAGCGTCGCGATCACGGCCGAGTGTGGCTCGGTCGTCGTGATGCTGGCCGACGACCTTCGGGCGGCGTACGTGAACTGGAACTTCGACAAGGGAGGCCTGGTCGTCCACGGCGTCGAGCTGTCTCACGAGCTGGCGTGTCGGATCCTCGACACGACTCAGCCGTTCACGTTCGTCGGGGAGTTATTCAATATCGTCGCGCTCGGCGATCAGACGTTGTCCGTTAATCGGATCAGTATGGCGCTCATCGAGACCAAGGAGAACCCGATGAGGATCCTCGGGTTCGAGGGCGAGGTAACGATCTCGCGACGAACCGCTGTCGACGTCGTGAAGGCGGCGGCAAGGGGGCAACACGAGGCGCTGAGCCGTTCCGGCGCTCCTGGTGATACCCCGGACGACCCGAACGCCGCCTCGACGCTCTCAGAGGCCAACAGGAAGGAACAACACCGACAGATACTCCGACTGACCGAACTCTCCTGTCGGTGAGTGTGATACGCTCGATGAGATTCGATTCAGGCCGGTCGCCTCGCTCCCTCCGATGAGCGGCGCGGACGATCGGTGAACACAGAGCGGCCGGTTCCGATGAACGCGGCTGAGCTGTTCGTGAGTGGTTCCGACATTCGAGGGGTCTCTGGCTGTCCCTCGGCTGGCTCGGGGTTTCTTTCGATCGGTTCAGGCGCGTTTTTCTTTTGTACGCGCCTCACAACAGGGAGGACAGAGGAATGAGACTGAAAAGACTTCAGAACCAGCTTCGAGAGAAGCAAGGCCGAATCCGAGAAATCACGGCCGCGCTCGAAACCGAAGATCGGCTAATGACCGCCGAAGAGACCGAGGAGATCAAAGTTCTCGAAGCGGCGATCTCTCAGATCCAATCCGAGATCGCAATCCTCGAGCGGTCCGCTCAGCGTGACCGCGACCTCGCCGCGTCGGGCGCAGGGGGACCGGGACCGGACGCCGCCGCCGCTGCTGCCGCGAACCGATCGGCCGGAGTGATCTCGGTTCATGACCGGGGCGAAGATGATCCCATGTGTGGGTTTACGGACATGGCGGACTTCGCGGTCGCCGTTCGGGACGTCAGTCGGCCGAACGCGGGCCAGCGTCTCGACGAGCGCCTGACCCGTATGTGGTCGGGGACCGGACCTCAGCCGGTCGGACCTGTCGCGTACGGCGACCTGGAGGGGAATCAGCGGCGGGTCGATGCGCCGACGAACTTCCATCAGGAGAGCCACACGACCGAGGGGTACATGGTTCCGCCTGAGATCCGGAACACAATCTTTCAGCTCATCTTCGCTGAGGGAGGAATGTTGGAGGCGGTTCAGCCGGAGCCGACGAACTCCAACTCCGTCGAGGTCGAGGCGGACGAGAACACGCCCTGGGGCGCGACTGGCGTTCAGGCTCGCTGGAGAGCCGAGTCGGCACAGATGACGCCAAGCCAGCTCGAGACGAAGCGCGAGACCGTTCGCCTTCACGAGCTGTACGCGTTCGTCCTGGCGACCGAGGAACTCCTCGCCGACGCGCCGCGACTGAACAACCGCCTGACGCAACAGGCAGGCGCGGCGATTCGGTTCAAGGCGTCCGAGGCGATCGTCACCGGGACCGGCGCGGGACAGCCGCTCGGTTGGTTCAATGCGCCGGGGACCATCACCATCGCGAAGGAGGGGAGCCAAGCGGCGGACACCATCGAAGCGGCGAACGTCCTCAAGATGTTCGGGGCGCTCCACACGGATGGATCCGACACCGCTCGGATCTTCTGGCTCGCGAATCGGAACACGCTCCCCCAGATCGCTGTCATGACGATCGGAGATCAGCCGATCTGGACGTCGCCGACGTCCGGCCTCACCGTCACGCCAGGCGGGATGCTGCTCGGCTATCCGATCATGTGGTCGGAGCACGCGGAGACGTTGGGCGACCTCGGCGATCTCCAGCTCATCAACAGCGCGGGATACTACGCGGCTGTGAAGGGCGGACCGAGCGCGGGCCTTCAGTTCGCGACGTCGATTCATCTGTTCTTCGATTACAACATCCAGGCATTCCGCTGGATCTTCCGTCTGGCCGGACAGCCGTTCCTGTCGACGCCGATCGTCGCAAACAAGGGGGACAACAAGTCCCACATGGTTCTTCTCGCTGAGCGCGCCTAGTTTTTCTAGGTACCTGGGAAGCTGGTTCGTTCATCTGAAGATACGAAGGAGAAAACAACATGGGCGACGTGAATGTGAAACCGTCGGATCGAGCCAAGTACGTTGGCAAGATCGATCCGGACGCACACGCAGCGGGAGCAGTTTCGTCCGCGTGGATCAACGCGGCGAACGCTCACAACTACCTCGCGACGGTTCAGACCGGCGTCCTCGGAACGGACGCGACGATCGACGCGAAGCTGGAACAGGCGACGACCTCGGGCGGCGCTGGAGCGAAGGACATCACAGGGAAGGCGATCACGCAGCTTACGGATATCGACTCACCGAACGACGCGAGCAAGGTCGCACAGATCAACCTGGCGACCGAGGAGCTGGACGTCGAGGGTGGGTTCGACTTCTTCCGGCTGACGGTTACCGTCGCTGTGGCGACGTCGGACGTCTCCGCACTCGTGCAACAGTTCGACCGGCGCTATCAGCCTGGAGCCGATAGCTCGGACGTTGCTGAAGTCGTCACCTAGCGATGATCGTTCCCCGGCTCTGGCCGGGTTCGACGATCGTCTGTGTAGCACCTGGACCGAGCTTGACCTCGGAGGATTGTGAATACCTCCGAGGTCGAGCGCGTGTCTTGGTCGTGAAGGACTCGGTTCGACTCGCTCCGTTCGCCGATGCGTGTTACGCCTACGACGCGAAGTGGTGGGTGTACCACAAAGGCCTTCCGGACTTTGCTGGTCTCAAGATCAGCATGGTCCAGACGAAGAACGATCTCGCGAAGGCGAAAGACTACGGCCGGGATCAGTGGCCGTACGCCGACGTGATACAGCTCGCGAACGGCGGGGCAACAGGACTCGACACCGACCCTTCGATGGTACGGACGGGGAAGAACTCGGGATACCAGGCGATGAATGTCGCTGTCCACTTAGGAGGGTCACGGATCGTCCTCCTGGGGTACGACATGCAACACACGTACAACAAACATCACTTCTTCGGTCGTCACCCCTGGAACACCGCGCCGATCACGCAGCGGTTCATCCCTGAGTTCGAGGGGATGCTCGACGACCTCAAGCGGCTGAACGTCTCGGTCGTGAACGCGACCCGCGAGACGGCGCTTCACTGTTTCGACGAGATGAGTCTCGAAGAGGCGCTTCCGTGACCCTGCCGATCACGTTCGTCGATTCGGGTCGGTCGCCGACGTCGCCGAAGTTCGGCGCGGCGTTCGTGGCGGGCCTGAGGGACGAGGCGGCTCAGCTCGTCGACCTCACGCCTCCGGAGGGCGAACAGCTCGGACCGCTCGACGTCGACGCCGTCCTCGGGGACGCAGGACGCGGCGAGCGACCGCCGCCGATCGCGCTCTTCCCGTCGCCTCGGATCTTTCCGCTCGTGAAGAAGGCGCGGGACCAGCGGCGGACCTTCTACTATGGCGATCACGGCTACTTCAGCCGGAAGCGGTTCTTCCGCGTCACGAGGAACGACTTCCAGTATCACGGGACCGATCCCGGCTGTATGGATCGCTGGCTCGTTCACCGCCGCACGATCCGCGAGTGGCGCATGTACGGGGATCACATTCTGGTCTGTCCGAACTCGCCGCTTCACTTTCAGCTTCGAGGCGAGGAGAGCGCCGACGCCTGGACGCGCCGCGTGGTCGCGGAACTTCAGGAACACACCGACCGACCGATTCGGATTCGCTGGAAACCCTGGAGTCTCAACGACCGGGACCAGCATCCGATCGAGCATCATCTAGCGGACTGTTGGGCCTGTGTCACGTACTCCAGCGCCTCCGCGCTCGACGCGCTGATCCAAGGCGTGCCGAGCTTCACCCTGTCGGAGGAGTCGGCGGCTCACGACCTGAGCCTTCACGATCTCAGCCGTATCGAGGATCCGATGTACCCGCAACATCGGGAGCGCCTCATGATCCAGCTCGCGTCGCAACAGTGGACGCTCAGCGAGATCCGGAACGGGACGACCTGGCGGAAGATTGGGAGACACTGACGGATGAGACTCTTTATTGGACACGACACAGGCGAACAGCTCGACTTCGACGTCGCGGTTCGCTCGATTCAGGACACGTCCCCGAACGCGCCGACGATCGAACCGATCGAGCTGGCGGACATGCAACGCCGAGGACTCTACACGCGGCCGACGCGAGTCGTCGAGCCGGACATTCCAGGCGGACCGACCGCGCTGTTCGACGAGATCAGCGACGCGCCTATGTCGACCGGGTTCGCGATCTCACGGTTCCTGATTCCTCTCCTCTGCGACTTCCAGGGATGGGCGTTTTTCGCGGATCAAGACGTGTTGTTTCGCCGTGACCTGGCCGAGCTGTTCACCCTGGCCGACGACCGATACGCGATCATGTGTGTTCCGCATATTCACGATCACGGCGTCGACCGGAAGAAGGGCGGGCATGCTCAGAGCTACTACGCTCGAAAGAACTGGTCGAGCGTGATGCTGATCAACTGCGGACACCCGGCGAACCGGTGTCTCTCGCGGCCGGTCGTGAACACCTGGCCGGGTCGGACGCTTCACGGGTTCGGCTGGCTCGCCGACGACAACCTCATCGGCTCGCTTCCGTTCCGCTGGAACTATCTGATCGGCGTGAGTGAACCGACCGACGACGTCGCGATCGCTCACTTCACCCTCGGTTCGCCTCGGACCGGCGAGTTCCGCCAAACCGACCGCTGGCTCGTCGACGAGTTTCACGCCGTCGCCGACCAGGTCGAGGAGATCGCGTACTGATGGCCGGTCGACTCCTGAACCCTGGACCCGGCGAGCTGGCCGACCGGCTGTCGGTGATCACGCTGAAGCTCTTTCACAAGTCGACCGCCGCCTATCTTGAGGAGCGCGGTCAGCTCATCCTGGCGATCGCGGAGGCGCTTCGAGACTCGGCGTTTCAGTTCGAGGACTATCTCGCGCTCGCCGCGATCAACGGGGAGCTGTGGGCCTTCGAGGATCGGATACGTGCGTTCCGCGCCGCGACGAAACCGCTGGAGCTGGACGAACGGGAAGTTCTCGACGTCGCGCTCGGGATCCAAGTCCTGAACGACCAGCGCGCCGCGCTCATCGCGAAGATCAACGGGGGGCCGTCGTGATCGAATGTCGCGGGATCTACTTACCGGACGGCGAGGTTCACTTGGTCGACATGATCGAGCGCATGCCGAAGGTCGACGGGCGCGGCGCGTACCAGTTCCAGAAGTGGACGGCGGCTCAGGGACATATCACGAACCGGAGGAACGCGATCGACGTCGGGTCTCACGTCGGCCTGTGGACGATCCAGCTCGTGAAGTTCTTTCAGGAGAACGTGTTTTGTTTCGAGCCGATCGCGGAGCATCGCGAATGCTGGAAAGCGAACCTCGCGCCGGAGCTGAACCCGAAGCGCGTCGCGACGCCGTGTCTCTTCGAGGTCGCGCTCGGGCCTCACGACGGCGGGGTCGCGGTGATGAAGCGACACGCGGGAAGCTCCGGACACACGTACGTCGACCCGAACGCGAACGGGAACCAGGGCGACGCCGTCGACGTGAAGACGCTCGACAGCTTCGAGCTTACGGGGATCGGGTTCCTCAAGATCGACTGTGAGGGATACGAACGGTTCGTTCTCGAAGGCGCGACGGAGACGCTTCAGCGCGAGCGGCCGGTCGTTCTCGTCGAACAGAAACCAGGACACGCGGACCGCTACGGAATCGGTACGACCGACGCGGTCACGTTCCTCGAAGGCCTCGGCGCTCGGAAGGTCTCAGTGATGAGCGGCGACTATCTGATGAAGTGGTAACGGACGAACGAGGAGAACGAATGATGGGATATGGCGATGAGATCATGGCGTCGGGACACGCGAGGGACGAACACGCGAAGCTCGCGGATTCGACGATGAAGATCGCGCTCTGTGGAGAGCGCTCGACCATTCGGTATCATGAGCTGTGGGAAGGTCTCTCGTACATCCTCCAGCCTGGGGACCAGGAGCGCGGCGTGAAGTATGTCCGCGTGAGGAACGGTCCGAACTGTCGGCCGTATATTCAGTATCCCTTCACGCGAAAAACCGGCTGGCGGTGGGCGGACTGGAAAGCGCAAGACCACGTCGGCGAGCTGTCGATCGAACCGTACGCGCAACCGGGACGTGACCTTGCGGAGAGCGGGGACTTCTACGTGTTCGAGCCGAACACGAAGTTTAACGCCTCGAACAATCGGCGCTGGCCGTGGGGACAGTACATGGAAGTCGCTCGCCAGCTCCGCGACGACGTGAAGCTCGTTCAGCTCACGTACTCGAAACAGCGGCCGATGAAAGGCGTCGAGTCGATCGAGTGCGACTTTCGGACGGCCTGCGGATTCATCGCCGCGTCGAAGGGTCTCCTCGGATCTGACGGCGGCTATCATCACGCCGCCGCCGCGCTCGGCGTTCCGGCCGTCGTGATCTTCGGCGGGTGTACGAGCGCCGAACACCTGGGGTATCCGAACCATTTCAATATCGTCTCGGACCTCCCCGGTACGCCGTGCGGATCGTGGCTTGACTGCGATCACTGTTACAAAGCCATGACGGGGATTTCGCCCGACCAGGTCGTCGCCGAGTTCCGACACCTGGTCGCCGGAGACGCGCCAGGCGCGCCGGTCCCGCGCCAGGTAAAGAAACCGAGACGGCCTCGACAACCGCCAGGCGGCGCGGTCGCGGAGCGCTCGACGACGTCTGAGACACCAGGAGGTCCACCTGGTCCGACTCCTATCGAAGGGGACAGCTCATGAGAATAAACGGGGACGTGCCCTGGAGACTCGAGCAACTCACCGAACCGACCGCCGAGCCAATGGAGGTCGACGAGGCTCGCGACGAACACGTTCGCCTGATCTCGGACGCCGACGAACACGCGTACTTTCAAGGCCTGATCAAAGTGGCGCGAGAACACGCGGAGGGGTTCCTTCGTCGGCCGCTGATTACTCAGGACTGGGTACTGTTCCTCGACCGCTTCCCTCGACACCAGATCACCGTCCCGCTTCCGCCGCTCCAGTCGATCACGACGATCGAATATATCGACACGACCGGGGCGCTCGTCACCTGGGCGGCGGCAGAGTACAAGGTCTCCGGCCAGACGACCGCCAATAGCAACGCGATCCGACCGCCACGAGCGCGAATCCGTCCGGCCTGGGGTCTCACCTGGCCGACCGTTCGCGGCGAACAGGACGCTGTGAAGGTCACGTTCAAGTGTGGGTACGGCGACAACGGGAAGGCGGTCCCGGCTACGATCAAACACGGAATGAAACTGATTATCGGCGAGCTATACGTTCAGCGGAAGCAATCGCTTCAGGACGTCTTCCAACACCCGGCCGTGATCAGCGCGGAGAATCTCTGGTGGAGGTACAAGCTCCACTAGAGAGGCGATCACTATGGCGAAGATGAGACTGAAACCAATCAACCCTGGAGAACTCAACAGGGTGATCACGTTTCAAACACAGACGAGCGTCACGGGGAGCGGCGGGTTCCCTACCGACGTCTGGGTCGACTCGTTCGACGTGATGGCGCGGAAGGTCGATCTTCGCGGCGACGAACGGTTTTCGGCGGGCCAGCTCTCATCGCCCTTCGATACAATGTGGCAAACGTGGTACCGAGAGGATCTCGACCCCGATCTGATTGACGTCCAGAAGGAGTTCCGGATCGTTCATCGGTCAAGGATCTATGACATCGTTCGAGTAGCGCCGATCGAAATGTGGAGCATGAGACACGGGATCGAGATCGAGACGATCGCGAAGGGAAGGATCGAGGCGTAGCGGGAATGGCATTCGTAGTGCGAGGACTTCGGGTCGAAGGCGTCAAGGGTCTCGCGGAGAACCTGGCGCGCCTCCCGCTGGCGACAGCGCGGAAGAAACAGATCGAGGCACTGAAGCTCGCCGCCGAACCGATCCGCGATCAGATGGGACGGAACGCGCCTCGGGGGAGAGAGCCGCTCCGCGAGGGACGCGTTCGCCTGGCGGGGAGTATGACGATCTCCACGGTCCGCGCTCGTCGAGGGTCGACCGACGCGACGGTCGCGGTCGGTCCAGGGAAGGGCGCGTTCCACGGTCTGTTCCAAGAGCGCGGAACGATTCACCACGGACCGCAACCGTTCGCGACTGCGGCGCTGAACGCGAAGACGAAGGAAGCGCTCCAGATCTTCGGGGATGAGATGTGGTTCGAGATCCGATCGGTGATTCGATCGACGGGAGCGGTCCCGGTATGAGTAACTTCTATCAAGCCTTCCGCGATCACGCTCAGACGCTCGCGCCGCTGACCGCGCTCGTCGGACCGCGCATGTATGCGATGAAGTATCCGCAGACGCCGACGTACCCGGCGATCCGCGTGAACAAGATCAGCGAGGTCGATCGCGAGTATTCACACTCGGGCGACTTCGGCCTGATCACGTCGCAGTATCAGATCGAGGTCGCGTCGAGCGAGGAACAGGCTCCGAACGGAAACCCGTTGATCGAGGTTCAAACGGTCGGCGCGATTCTCTCGGCGCGCTCGGACGCCGGAGGGTTCTCGGGATTCACCGGAGATCTCGGTGTGTCCCCGAACGAGCTATTCGTCGGCGTGATGATTCTTCAGGACTTGTCGGAGACGTACGACCCCGACGAACTTCGGGTTCTTCGACAGATCCAAATCTGGAGGGTTCAACACTGTAGAGAGACCTAATCACTTCTCGAACGAACGTACGGATCTTACGGACGGAACGCCAGCGACGGCTCGACACTAACGTCGGGTCGGGTACACACAGCGAGGGAGTACGACATGGCGCTATCTGTAGGATTCACAACTTTCGGCGCGCTGTTGGCAGTAGGCGACGGCGCTTCTCCGGAGGTCTTCACGAACGTCGCGGAAGTGACGAACGTTAAACTTCCGTCCCAGGATCGAGGACAGGTCGAGTTCACTCACCACGAGTCTCCGAACGAACACCGTGAGCTGAAGGCGGGTCTCCGGACGTCCGGTCCCTGTACGTTTACGATCAACTACATACCGGATAACGCGACCCACCAGAACGTGGCCGGCGGTCTCCTGTTCTTCGCGGAGGAGTCGTTTCTCGCGGCGATCCACAACTGGCAGGTCACCCTGCCAGATTCACCCAACACGCTCTGGACGTTCCCGGCCTTTCTCAGCAAGTTCGACCCCTCCGACATGCCTGTCGAGGGGAAGGGCGAAGCTCAGATCGAGCTGACGATCTCCAGCGCTGTGACGCTTCCGTAACTGAGCGCCTAGCGTTTTCGTACCGCGCTGGCGTTCGAGCTTCGAGGGCGGACCCCGCTCGCTGTGTCGGGGTTCGCTCGACGAGTGTCGTTCACCAGGTACGAGAGGAACTGACGGATGTTGACACCACTAGAAGAAGACGCGGGACCAGCAAACCAGGAGCGCGGCGAGTTCGATTTCGTCGTGAAGAGCGGACGCTATCGGCTCCGCGTCGGTATGAACATGCTCGTTCGGCTCGAAGGAGTTCTTCCGGAAGGGGAGACAGCGGTGATTGTTCAAACCCGCCTGATGAAGGGCGGCGAGACGATGGTCGATTACGTGAACCTCTTCTGGGCGATGTTGGGCGAGTTTCATCCAGGCGTGACACAGATCGAGGTCGGGGATCTATGCGACGAGATCGCAAAGCTCGGAAGCGCTCAGCTTCAGTCGGTTCTTACTCAGGCGCTGAACGCCTCGACTCCGGAGCCGAGTGAACAGGACCCTCGACGGCGGTCGGCGAAGAAGACAAAGGCGAAGAAGGTCCGGCGAGCTGGTGGGACTGGAAAAGGCTCTATCGCTACTCGCGCCGGTTCGGGATCGACCGCGAAGAGTTCTGGTCGCTAAGTCCTCGCGAGCTGTTTCGCGAGTTCAGAGTGATCCGCGAAAGGCGGCGGGATGAATGGGTTCGGGATCGAGCGCTGTCGTTCTATATCGCGCAGCTGCAGCGACTCAAAAAACTTCCCAGGCCGGAGGAGTATCTCGACCCTGGGACGCTGTTCGGCGGGTCGTCGCGACGCGGGGCGCGAGCCAGCGCCAAAGGCGAGACCCCGCCAGGCGTTCAGGGGATCAACAGCATGAAGAACGCGATCTTCCAGTTCGCGCACCAAACAGGAACCGAAGTGAAGCAAGGCGACAAAGTCTTGATCGCGGCGAGGAAATGATCTGTGGCCGGTAGTGCGATCGTCGGAATCCTCCGAGCGCTCCTCGTGTCGAACGCGGCTGAGTTCAACCGCGAGGTCGAGAGTTCGTCGAAAGCGCTCAAGGCCTTCTCGCGTGACGCGGGACGGATGGGGCAACAGCTCACGAACATCGGGCGGACGGCGACGACCGCCTTCACCCTTCCGATTATCGCGGGCGGCGCGGCGGCGGCGAGCCTGGCGATCTCGTTTGAGAGTTCCTTCGCTGGCGTCCTGAAAACCGTGGAGGCAACTGAAACGGAGCTGGCGACTCTCGCTCAGGGGTTCCGCGATCTCTCGAAAGAGATTCCGATCTCGGTCAACGAACTGAACGGCGTCGGTGAAGCGGCCGGACAGCTCGGGATCGCAACCCAGAACATTCTCGGGTTTACGGAAACCATGTCACTCCTCGGAGTGACGACGAACCTCAGCGCTCAGGAAGCGGCGACCTCTCTCGCTCGATTCGCGAACATCACCGGCCTCGCGCAGACAGATTTCGATTCCCTTGGTAGCACCATCGTTTCCTTAGGGAACTCGTTCGCGACAACCGAGCAAGAGATCGTCGAGATGGGCCTGAGGCTCGCCGGCGCGGGAACCCAGATCGGCCTGACTGAGGCTCAGATACTCGGCCTCGCGACGGCGCTCTCCTCGGTCGGGATCAGAGCGGAGGCCGGAGGAACCGCGCTCTCTCGCGTGATGATCGAGATCGCGTCGTCCGTCGACTCCGGAGGAGAGGCGCTCAGTAACTTCGCCGACGTCGCTCTTCCTGGCGTGAACGATGCCGCCGCCAAGTTCGCGAAGCTGTTCAAGGAAGACGCGGGGGGCGCGCTGGAAATCTTCATAGAAGGACTCGGGAAGGTCGAGGACGGCGGCGCGTCGATCTTCGCGGTCCTCGAGGATCTGTCGTTCGGCGGTATTCGGGTTCGCGATTCTATGCTCCGGCTCGCGAACGCCGGAGACATCACGGCGCGAGCGTTCGACAACGCGACGACCGCCTTCCGCGAGAACTCAGCCCTTACCGAAGAGGCTCAAAAGAGATTCGAGACGACCGAGGCTCAGCTAACGCTTCTCTGGAACCGGATCAAGGACGTCGGGATCACACTCGGGAACGCGCTCCTCCCGATGATCAAGCGGCTGATCGATATCTTCAACCGGCTGATCCCGATCCTTGAAGGCGCGGCGAATCTCTTCGCGAACATGCCGGTCGGTCTTCAGCTCACGGCGGTCGGGTTCCTGGCGATCGTCGCGGCGGCGGGTCCGGTTCTCCTCATCCTCGGACAGCTCGCGTTCGCGGTCCAGTCCCTGACGCTTGCGTTCACAGCGAACGGTATCGCGAGCGTCGGCCTCCTGGGTCCGCTCGCTCGAATCGGTCCGCTTCTCTCTCGGTCGTTCCCGACGTTCATCGCCTGGGGCGCGGCGCTCGGCGGGGTCTTCACGGTGGTCGCCGGGAAGATGGGGTTCTTTACCCGGATGCTCGGCGGAATGTTGCTGTCGCTGAAGGCGCTCGGTCCAGCGGCGCTCGTCGCGGGCGCGGCGATCGGCGGCTGGAAGATCGGCAAGTGGATCTCCGACGTGACCGGCCTCGGTCTTCAGGTTCAGATCCTCTGGGGAAAACTCCTCGGCGTGTCGGAGGCGTCGATCCGAGCGTCGGACGAATCCCGCCGCCTCGGCGAAGCGCTCCAGCGAGAACGCGACGGGTTCGCCGATCTCTCCGCGACGCTCGAAGCTCTCGCCGCGAAAGACATCGCGGGGTTCACGAATGCGACGGTCGCGGCGAAGCTCGCGGCTCAGGAACTCGCGGACAATCTTCCGTTCGCGGTGATCCAGGTCGAGAACCTGGCGAAGGCGGCGACCGACTTCGCGAATAAAGGCAAGCTCACGCCGAGCGTCATGCGTGAGATCGCGACCCAGGCGCGAGGCCTGAAGACTCAGGTCGGGGAGCTTCCTCCTGTTCTCGAAAATCTCGTGACCTGGCTGAACAATACGACCGAGGCGGCGGAAGAGGTCGCGGGCGACGACGGCGGCGGACTCCCGGCCGCGAAGACAGCGGCCGAGGAATACAAGGAAGCGCTCGACCGGCTCCTCGAATCGATCGGCGGCGGTCAAGCGTTCCAGGCGGCGAACCTCTGGCTCGATGCGATCGAGAGGATCGGCGGCGCGACGAATCTCACGAAGGAGGAACAGGCTCAGGCGACCCAGGCGCTCAGCTCGGCGCTCGCGAAGTACAACGCGATGGGGATCGAGGCTCCGTTCGCGATCCTCACGACGCTTGACGCGCTCCGTCTTCTTCGCGGGGAACAGGAGCGGTTCGACACGACTCAGCCGGGGAAGTTCTTTCAGCTCCCGCCTCAGCTCGGCGGCGATCTGACCGGACTGTTCGACTTCCAGCTTCCGCCCGCGTTCATCGCCGATACGTTCCGGCCTCTTCGAGAAGGTCTCTCGGACTTCTTCGCCGGGGCCGGGTCGATCATCACGAGCGCGATCCTCGAAGGGAACCGGGACCAGATCGGCGCGGCGCTCGGGTCGTCGCTCGGAAACATCTTCGCCGGGATCGGCGCGGACCAGCTCGGGGAAGGCGCACTCGGACAGGCGCTCGGCGGCGCGATGCAAGTCGCCGCACCGATCGCCGCGTCAATCTTCTTTGACACCTTCGGCCGACATACGACGGGCGCGTTCGTCGCCTCCGGCGCGGTTCTCGGCGCGACGATCGGAACGGCGATCCTCCCAGGGATCGGAACCGCGATCGGCGCGGGAATCGGCGCGATCGCTGGTTTCTTCCGTGGCCTGGGTCGGTCGCTCGCAGACAACATCGAACGAGAAGGCGAGACGATGGGGTTCGCGCTGACCGATGGGTTCATTGATGCCCTTGGTCAACAGAGCGATCGGTTCGGGAAAGACGCCGGAGCCGCGCTGATGGCGAATCTCTCGGCGGCGATCGAGGACTCTGGCGGTGTTCTCGCGGTCGGTCTCGAACGGTCGATCGCGCTGGTTCACGATCTCTTCTCGTTCTTCGAGCGCGGTCAGATCACGACCGAGGAACTTGGGGAACAGTTCAACCTCACGTTCGCTCAGATTCTCCCCTTCGCCTTCAACGAAGCAACCGGCGAAATGCGGGAGGACTTCAAAGAGCTGATCGAGCTGGCGACCGAGTTCGGCGTCGAGTCAGAGAATCTCGCGGCATTCTTCGAGGCAATCGGCGAGAAGCTCGACGACGTGATCGAGAAGCGGAAGGCGCTTCTCGCTGAAGTCGCCAGGGATGGCGCGGCGGCGCTGAACGATCTCGTCGAGTCGGGGTTCGTGAACACGAAGAATCAGGTCGAGGTCGCCGGTCGAGCGGCGGTCGCGATGTTCAACCAGTTGATCGCATCGGGGCTGAGCTTCGCCGAAGTGATCGAGATCCTCGGTCCCGCGATCGGAACCATCGCGGACCGCGCTCGAGCCCTGGGGATCGATCTCGGGCCGACCTTCCAAATACTGAACGAGGGCGCGACCCTCTTCGCCGACGAAGGCCTGAAGAAAATCTTCGATCGAGCGGTCGCGGCGGGCGACGTCCTGAGAGCGCTCACTGAACTCGGTGTTGTTGCTCAGCAAGATTTCAACGTTCTCGGCAATACGATCGGGAGAAACTTCGACCGGCTCGTCGCGGGCGGGCTCAGCGGGGAGGCGGCGCTTCAAGCGCTCCGACCTCAGATCGCGCTTCTGATTCGTCTTCAGGACGAGTACGGATTCTCTGTCAGCGCGTCGACTCAAGAGATCATCGACCAGGGACGAGCGGCGGGGATCTCCGGCGAGGAGGCGAAGAGCGCGGCCGAGAAGCAGCTCGAGGCCTTCGATAAGATGATTCTCGCGCTACAGCAGATCGTCGTTCTTCTCGGCGGAACGATCGACGAGGCCGGGAGACTCGACCGAACCGAGATCAATCCGAAGGTGACGTTCGAGGTCGACGATTCACAGCTGCGGACCACGCAGATCCCCGACTTCGTGAACGTCCCCGTCACGTTCGTCCCGACGAACACGGTCGGCGGCGTCGCGACGACGTCCGCGAAGGCGAGTGGCGGAAGCATCAGTTCGAGCGGGTCGTTCCGTCGACAGTTCGGATCCCCGAATCTCGACTTCGAGGACTTCGGCCAGGAGACGGAGATCCGCGTTCACCGGGACGAGGCGATCATTCCCAGGGGCGGCGGGCACGACCTCGCCGAGGAGATCGCGACCGCGCTCGGCCCGATGATGGCCGGAGGAGCCGCTGGCGGTGGCGGTGTGACGCTCCAGGTTCAAGATGGCGCTATCCGTATCGAAGGCCTTCAGGACGCGGGAGAGGCTATCCTCGACGGCCTCACACGCGCTCTCACGTCCGGAGGGCGACCTGTGACACGACTCATCGGAACTCTCAAGGCTCAGACCTCATGATCTATACGCTCCCGACAGAGAATGTCGCCGACGACGTGACGCCGGTCCTCTCGATCGCGACACCCGACGCGGAGAACCCGCTCGCGAATCTCACGAACTCGGACCCGGCGAAGGGGTTCAAGTCGACGACGACGACGGGCGCTCGGTTCGTCTGGGACTTCGGATCCGCTCAGCGGGTCGACTATGTCTCGCTGCCGATGCACGGGATCCCCCCGACCTCAGCCGTCAAGTTCCAGATGAACGCGACCGATTCCTGGGGATCGCCAAGCGTCGACGGCGACCTGACGATTCCCGCGTTTCAGGGGGACTTCCCCGTGAGCCAGGCGCTCGACGTGACCGGCGTCGCGGGCTACCTCGTCGGCGGGTTTCAGTTCGCGTCGCTCTTCGTGCCGAACATCGGCGTGATCACCGAGATCGGCGAGTTCTCGATCTGGAGTCAAAAGCGAGAACTCACGAACTCCTTCCGGTACGGGATCCGGTTCCCGACGCAACGGAAGATGACACAACACGAGCGCCGGGACGGCGGACGGTTCGAGTACGATCACCAGCTCCTCCTCCGCGCTGTCGTCGGATCGTTCCGGCACGACTCGACCGACTACGACAAAATGAAGGCCCTCCAGCGTGCCACCTGGGGACAGCGCCGAAACTTCATCGTCAACCCGGCCGCGACCGAGGAACACCTATACGTGTGGTGGCCTGAAGGGTTCGACCCTCAGCTCTCGACGCTCGGGGCTCGCGATATCGGCGTTGAGTGGGTCGAGGTCGGGAGAGGTCAACCGCTCTAATGGCCGAATGTTGCCACGACCCCGCTACCCTGTGGAATGATGATTTCGAGTACGTGGAAACGCTCGCCTCTCAGGGGTACTTGCAGATCAGTTCGATCGCGAACGGCGGAGCCCCAACGGCGGGGGCGGGGATCAACGGCTCTCGTGGCGTGCGGTCCTCGGCAATCACGGCACAGTTCAATACACCAGCGATTAATATCCCGACGAAGTGTACCGACCGGCTTCGATTTGGCTTCGGTGGATACTGGACCTTCGCCGACATTCCCAACGGAGGCTTCTACTTCGCCGAACTTCGGGATGCCAACAGCACGATCATCTCGTTCAATGTCGAAGACAATCCGATCGGTTCTGGCACTCCGTTTGACATCGTCGCGTTTAAGGGGGTTAGCACGAACGAACTGTTCCGAATTGCCAACGCGGTACCCGTGCAGGCTGGCTTCAGAAAGATCGACATTGCGGGCTGTATCTCGTCGGTCGGTGGGGCGTCCGATGGAGCGGTTCGGTTGGCATTAGACGGTATCGAGATGGCCTGTGTTCAGGGAGTCATTGTTGACAACTTCGACTCCCTTATTCCTCAGTGGGACAACATCGCGATCGGGATTCCTGGGAACGGCGACGACTTCGATTGTCTCTACGTCACCCAGGGCTGGATCTGTGGGCAGGGGCCGGTTCAGCCTGGGACGATTGTTCCGGGGACCAATGAGTCGTTTGGGAATCCCTGTTGTGGCAGCGGCGGACCGGGCGGCTCGACCACACATTTTTCCTCACTGACCCCTCGGATCAACTCACCGTCGTCGACGACTCCGGTAATCATTCCTCCGGGTGGAGCGACGCCGAGTTTTACCGCCTGCCCAGGCAACGGCGTCGCGCCGTCGCTGACAGACCCGACCGATCCTCAGACGATGAGCGGGATCGATTCGCCGCTGGTCTATATCGATCTCACGCTTCCCGACCTTTCCGTTCTTAGACTCGCGCAGGAAGGCCTGTCGACTCCGGTTGAGAAGTTCCGCGACGGACGGATCATCACGATCGGATTCATCGCGCAAACACTGAGCGATCACTATGGGCGAATGTCAGCCTCGTCGCTCCGCGTCGTCTTCTCAGATACGGACGGCCTCTTTCGCGGGTTCGTCGACACAGCGGCGACCAAGTTCCTCAAGAACTCACCAGCCGTCGCCTTTCTTGAGTCGGACGCGGCGCGGCGTGTGGGGACCGCGCCGCTCAAAGTGGGAACGTATCTCCTGAAAAACTGGAAACCGCTCGACGAGTTTCGATTCGCGATCGAGCTAGTCGACGAGCTGTCCGCGAAGCAAGGTCCAAAGAGCCTTGACCGGCCGATCCCTGACGTGAATGTCGCCGACCTGTTTCCGGACGCCCCGGAGAACATTCTCTCGATCCCGCTCCCGTACTACTACGGCCAGTACGGAGACGACGAGAAGTGGACCGAGGATCCAAAACGGACGCCGGTCGGGATCGTCCCCGTGATCGGACCGTGTCGCGAGGAGACGCTGAGCGACGGCCAGGCGTGGCGGTTGTACCTGATTTGCCGATGGGCCTCGAAGGAGATCAGTTCGGTCTTCGCCTCGAACCTCGCGGCGGATGGCGTCTCACCGGGTCCGATCCGAATGGACCTCTCCGACGTCGAGGGAACCGAGTTCCTGATTCCTGGGAACACGAACTGGACCGCGATCGTAGGCGTGGCGAAATACCTCGATATTCTCGGGATCGACGGTCAGACGTATCGAGTAACGGCGTTCTATGCAAAGGGACCGCGAGCCGACTCACACGACACGGGCGGACCCCCGTTTTCGGTGAACCTGTGCGGGGTCGAAGACGTCGGCGACGGAACGGGTGACGTGATTGATCAAGCGGCCGAGGTCGCGTTTCACTTCTGGAACTATATCGGCCTTCAGCGTCTTCCCTCCCCTGGCGGACAATCGCCTGAGGCCTGGCCGGATCCGCCGATCGATTCGACGTCGACGCCGAAGGTCAACCGAGCGAGCGTCGTCACGTTGAACGCGCTCCATCTGGCGCGGGTCCCGACCACGGGGTATGAAGTCGCCTGGGCGATTCGCCAGCGCCGACCGATTCGATCGTACTGGGAGGAGTTCCAGGTCGGGACCCAGATCCGCCTCGGCCGGTCGCGACACCAGATCACGTTCGACGACCTCGACGACGCGGCGACGGTCTCCGGCCTCACCGGGTTCGATCACTCGAACATCATCGAGGGGAGCTTTCAGCTCGATCCCCAGAGCGACGAGATCGTGAACAAGCTCACGTATGTCTCCGGACCAGAGCCGTCGACCGGCCGCTTCTCGAACGCGCTCCGGTCTATGACGGACGGCGGCTCGGTCGCCGACTATGGCGAGACGTACGAACAGCCGGACATCGAGATTCACCCGATCCGAAGACCCGACGTCGCCGACGACGTGATCTCGCGGAAGCTCCTCCGGCTCCGGACGGAACCAATATACGGAGGGTTCGGGACCGACCTTCAGGGGATTGACTTGGCGCTTGGCGAGCTGATCGAAATCACACATGACCTCGGCCTCGGCGCGACCGGATGGGTCGATCACGTCGTCAAGGTAACAGGGATCATCCTGAACCCCTCAAGCCAGGGGAAGGGCATGATCGCGACCGTCCTCTTCGAGAGCGTGAATCAGACGCTCGTCGTTCAATCGATCGCCGGGAACGGTTTCTCGCCGGTCGGCCTGGAGTCGAGTTCACCGTCGACCGCTGGCGTCGTCGGGCTAGAATCTACCGGAACAGCGAAACGAGTCGGGAGCGGATAATGGCGACAGGCTGGACAGACGTCACAAGTGGAAGCGGCGGCGCGGGCGAGATTCAGGGCGACGTCGACGACGTCGGGGCTGATGGGTTCTTCGAGCCGGTTCGCGCCTCGCTCATTGCGTGCGCTCACTCGATCTTCCACATGGGCGGATCGCGAATCCAAGCGATCACCGCCATCACGCCGACCTGGGAACCGATTCTTGAGTATGAGGACTTCGACGTTCCCGCAGCGAAGGAGGGCGGCTTTAGTTATGAGGCGGTCGTCGAGGGTGCGGTTGCCAACGCTGCGACGTCGGTCACGATTCGACTCAGAAACACGACGGACTCAACCACGGAGTTTACCGGCACCGCGATCACGTCGACCTCGTTCACGAAACAGACCACCGCATTCACTCCGGTCGCTGGAAAGAACTATCGCTTCGAGGCGATCCGATCAAACAACACACATGACGCCTGGGTGAAGGCCAAGATCGTACGGAGGGACTCATGATCAGACACGAACGCGCGCTATGGTTTTTTCTCGCCGCTGGAATCCTCACCGTTGCGATTGGCGGCGATCTGCTCCCGCGTCCGCTCTTGGCGCAACCGCCACAGGTCGCGAACCTGAACGGGCGCGATCTTAATCTGACTGGTCGGACGAACACGGCACCGCAGGCCGTCGATATCGACTCTGCGACGACCTTCGAGGCGACCTCGTCCTATGTGCAGCTCACATGTACCGGGGCTGAGACAATCAACACGATCACGGGCGGTCTCTCCGGAATGCGCCTTCTGATTGAACACCGGGATACGGACTGCACGATCGCTGATGACGACGTGACAACGGCGGCTGATGCGATCGACCTGGAAGGCACGGCGACGAACGATGTCGGCGCGGCGGCGAAGGTGATCGAGCTGTACTACGACGGCGCGAACTGGCTGCAAACGGGAGAGTCTGAAAACTAGACGCCGAGCTATGACACCGAGCGAATGGTTAGTGATTGGGGAACGGATCGGGCTGGTCTCGTTCATGTTCCTCGGGTACGTCGGCCTCGTTCGCGGTTGGTGGGTTCCGGGGTTCGTGTATCGAGACATGGTCTCGGATCGGGACAAGTGGCAAGTCGCCGAGGATCGACAGAGCAAGATCAACGGGAAGCTCGTCGAGATCGTCGACGTCGACGCGTAACGCGGGGAGGGAGGAGCTATGGAACTGATGGATTATCTACGTCGGCTCTTCGGTCGGACCAACCGTGAGAACGGTTGCGTGAAGGAAGAGTTCGGGACCGGGAAGTTTGTCACGCGGTCCGGCTATCGCGGGGAGCTGACCGACCCGACACGCTTCGAGGAGAAAGACTCTCGCGCCGCGCAGCTGGAGCAGCGGATCGAGGAACTCGCGGCGCGCCGCTTAGATCGCCGACAACGCCGGGCGGTGCATCATGGGTGAGATCCCTCCCGAGGCATATCTCGCGATGACACTCTTTCGGCTCGCGGCCGATGTTCGGATCGGGTCGTGGCTGTACGCGAAGGACTCCGGTCCACTCCTCCAGGTTCTTGGCCTGTACTTCTACGCGGAGGCGTTTCAGAAGGGCGTCTTCCTGGCGCGGACCGGGTTCACAGGCGGGAGTGTCGACGTCTGGCAAATGATCGGCGTCTTGAGCGAAGTCCTCTGTCTCGCGATCCTCACCTGGCGCTTCTATCGGAAGGGTCTCTAATGACACCCGAGCATGTGATGATTCATCACAGTCTAACGAAAGACTCGGGAACCGTGTCCTGGGGCGCGATCAGGAAATACCACACTGAGACGAAACACTGGAACGATATCGGCTATCACTTCGGGGTCGAGCTGGCGAACGTCGGCCGCGACGGTGAGCCGGTCCCCGAGATCCTCATGGGTCGCGGCTGGAGCCGTAACGGCGCGCACTGTCGACACGCCGGGATGAATCGGAAGAGTCTCGGCGTCTGTATCGTCGGAAACTACGATGAGATCAAACCTCCCGACGACGTGTTTCTCGCGAGCGCGAAGTTCGTCGCGTTTCTCTGTAACTACTTCGGGATCGACGTCGAGGGCATCGTCGGACACCGCGATTTCAACCCGGCGAAGAGCTGTCCCGGCGAGCTGTTCGATCTGGACGACTTTCGCGAGTGTGTCGAGGAGAGGCTATGAACGTCCGAACGATCGCGAACGATTTCAAACCGAAGAACCGAAACCTGAACGGCGTCTGGCGCGGGTATAAGTTCAAGGGTGGACAGCGAACCGACGACGTCGGAACGGTCTTCTCGGTGAAGAAGAAGATCCCTCTCGACCTGGTCGCGGCCGACGATCGCCTTCCGCTCGAGATCGACGGCGGACCGACCGACGTAATCGAGGTCCCGCTGTTCGAGGCTCCGCGTCCGATTCTCCCGCGAGTGGTCGACGTCGAGTCTCAGGCCGGGACCGGGCGAGCGCGTCCGTTCCGAGGCGGGTCCTCAGGGGGACACCACAGCATCACAGCGGGGACGAACGGCGGGTTCGTGAAGTGGGGACCCTCCGGCGACTGGTTCCTCCTCACGAACGCGCACGTCGGCGCGCCTCACTGGTCGACAGCGGTCAAGGTCGGCGATCACTATCTCCAGCCGGGACCACACGACCAGGGAATCGATCCGGTCGACCAGGTCGCGACGCTCGCGGAGTGGGCCGAGATCACGATGCGAGGCGCGAGCGTCCCAGGGAAGAAAAACACCATGATCGCGAAAGCCTGGTGGAACTCGGTTCGCGCTCTCGGGAATGCGGGCGCGAGGGCGACGCGCTGTCCGTTCCGAATGCGGGTCGGTCCCAGGTACTTAGAACAACCCTGGGGGAAGAACCACGTCGACGCGTCGCTTCAGAAACTTCTCGACCAAGACTTGATCATTCCGGAGATCGAAGGGATCGGACAGCCGCAGAACTTCGGCGTCGCGCCGCTCGGCGGTCTTACGAATAAGCTCGGCCGGACGACGCTTCTCACTCCGCTGATCTGTACCGGCGTCGAGGGAGTCGTCGACGTGGGATACGGGGGCTCGAATGTCGCCGAGTTCGAGGATCAGGACATCTACACACACCGGGACGGCGTGAGCGCGGGAAGCGCGGGCGGCGACTCGGGGTCGTGGATTGTCTCGGACGATGGATCCGAACTCTGGTCGCTTCTCTTCGCGGGCGGTCCTCAGCAAGGCGGACCGGACATCACGATCGCAAACAAGATCAGCGACGTCGTCGCGGTCTTCGGACAGGGAATGAGGCTCACATGATCGTACGAACGCTGATCTCGACGCTCGTCTTCTGGTTCGTCCTCTCGATCACCGTCGCGCCGGTCTTCGCTCAGGAGGACGAGGACGAGGTCGACCCGAACGGCGAGGTCCGATGGTGGGCAGTCGGGACCACGTTCCGGACAAACTTTAACGACCCTCGCGCCGGTCTCGCGATCTTCGGTGAGGGGAAAGACGCGATCGTGATCCAGACCGACGAGGATCTCGACTCCGCTGTTCGACCTGTCGGATCGCTTCAGCTTTTGTTCCCCGTTCTCCCGTGGCTTGAGGTCGGACCGAGCATCCTCGCCGAGCCTGGGGAAAATATCATAGACAAGCTCTGCGCTGGACCGACGTTCGCGTTCAAGCGCGGCGGAATGGCCTTCGGCGTCGGCGTCGCTGTCTGCGCGCAACCGAACGCCGTCTTCGCGGATCCGACGTTCGTTCCCGGCCTCGCGCCTCCAGGCGGCGCAACGGAGATCCGGACGTTCACGAAGACAAACTATACGACCGCGATCACGTTCACCTTCTCCGGCGTGAAGCGACCGACTCCGACGCCTCGCCGCGTCGACCCGCAACCTCCACGAGGGAACGCGCCGGACCGGTTCGTTCCACTTTCAGACCGATGAGCTATCCGCGATCAACGATCGATCGGTTCTGGCAGAAGGTCGACGCACACAGCGGCGAGTGTTGGATATGGCTCGGCCAACGTCGGGGAGGATACGGCCGGTTTTGGATCGGCGAACACAGGAAAAGCAACAGGAAGATCGACGCTCATCGGTTCAGTTACGAACTGACGCACGGAGCTATCCCGCCAGGCCTTCAGGTTCTCCACCGCTGCGACAACAGGCCATGCGTGCAAACACCACTATATCTCGTATCTATTAGGCGAAAGTAGAAAGTTCTCTCCCTAATGTTGGATATATTACCACGAAATATGTTTGATATTATGTCTCTTGTAAGATATCATACGCCTCAGAGTTGGTTTATAACATACATTCTTACATGGCACCTTAAATGTTATTCAGAGCTATTGACCTTACCCCACATGAGGTAGAGGTCCATAAACGTATTGATGATCTCAGGAAGCGGCTACGCAATGCCGTCCAGCCGCGCCGCTGGACCGGTTTGCTTAGTCGCTTTGCGGCTGCCAAAGCGCTCCAAGGGTCGAATAGCATCGAGGGGTATCACGTAAGCGACGAGGATGCTGTTGCCGCCGTTGATGGTGAAGAACCTATTGAGACCCCAGGGAAAACCTGGGCCGCCGTCCGTGGTTATCAAGAGGCAATGACATACGTTCTGCAGCTCTCGGACGATCTTCACTTCAAATATTCAGATGACCTCATCCGAGGGTTGCACTTCATGATCATGAAATACACCCTCGACTACGGACCACCAAAACATCCCGGCCGATACCGCCCTGGGCCGATCTATGTCCGAAACGAGGCAACAAAGAAGGTGGTGTACGACGCTCCTGACGACGCACTTATCCCTGAGCTAGTCACGGAATTAGTCAGCGACCTGTCTGAAGCTTCTGCTCTGCCACCGATGATACGGGCAGCTATGGCGCACCTTAACTTGGTAATGATTCACCCGTTCTCAGACGGAAATGGTCGAATGGCCAGATGTCTCCAAACCATGGTTCTAGCTCGGGAGGAGATCCTAAGCCCAGAGTTTTGCAGCATTGAAGAGTATCTATGGAACGAGCGCGCAGACTATTACGCTGTGCTGTCAGACACGGCAAAAGGAGCATGGCATCCTGAGAACGACACAAGCCGATGGATTCGATTCTGTTTGATTGCCCACTATCGCCAAGCGATGCGATTGCTCCGTCGAACTCGCCAAATGCAGCGCGTGTGGGATGAGGTTGAGCAATTAATTGCCAGCGCGAAACTTCCGGAAAGGATGGTGGCTAGCTTAGTCAATGTGACCATGCGCCCGCAAAACGGTATTAGGAATCCCCACTATCGGCACGCAGCGGGCGTTCCTGAACACGTCGCAACTAGAGACCTTAAGATGTTAGCCGACCATGGGTTCATAGTCACTGCGGGTGAGCGAAAGGGTCGCCGCTATTTCCCAGGCCTGCAACTGCAAGAGATTTGGAAAAAGGTGCGTGAAGCGGAGCGTGGTCCAGAACACGAAGACCCGTTCGCTAGCGAAACAGACTCAGTGCCTGGCTTGCAATCAGAAGCGGCGACCGTGTGAACTTCGGCGAGGAAACCAGGATGCGGGCGTGGTGAAAATCGGTAAACACAGCGATTTCTAGAATCGCCGCCTGGCAGGGCTTGTGGGTTCGACTCCCACCGCCCGCACCTAGTCTGATGCAGCTTTCTTTTTCCTGGTCTTAGCTACTCGTTCGCTTTCTCGTTGTTCGTCGATTTCGTGCTTTGGGACTTTGAGCAGACGAGCCAGTAGATTCGTGAACCGCGCGTGCGGTGTCTCGCCTTCGGTCGCCGGTGGTGTCCACGATGGTCGCGCTGTCATCTGGCCTGCGCCGTCTTCCTCGAAATTGGCAGTTCCGTGGCCCCTACAAATCGCCTGGGCGTCCCGTTAGTTGCTGATAAGTCACGCGCCGTCCTTCGACTGAACTTAGCACACCCGCGAACCGCTCCGCGTCCGTCTGCTTCCGATGGTTGAACCGATACGCCTGCTCGTCAAGATACCGGAATAGGTGGAAGGGTTCAACACTGACATATGTGCCGGAGAGCGACCGCTTGAGCAAGCTCCAGAAGTTTTCGATGCCGTTCGTATGCACGTTGCCGCGCGCATAACTCTCCGCGTGGTTGATGACCTTGTGGGCGTAGTGGCTGTCGAGTCCATCGTAGGACTTTAGCTCGTCCGTGTAGACCTGTGACCCCGGCGCGACCGTGTCGAGCACTTCGCCCTGAAGGACATACTTGCGAGGTCGACCAATGACCGTCGTTCGCACGGTCGAATGTTTGTCTGGCCCGTGCCGCTGCAAGAGTCCCATGACCACTGCCTTGCCGACACCGCCCGTCCCCTTTAGCTTGCGCTGCCCCTTGTGCATGTTCCGAGCCTTGCCGCCGATGTAGGTCTCGTCTATCTCGACCTCTTCCCCGAGCTTGTCGAACGTCTTGGCCTGCATCGCTTTCCGAATCCGCTGAAGCATGAACCAGCCGGTCTTCTGGGTAACACCGATGGAGCCGGCTAGTTCGTAGCTACTGATACCGTTCTTGCAGTTCGCTATCAACCAGATGGCCGTGAGCCACTTTGAGAGGCTAATCGGGCTGTCCTCGAAGATCGTGCCCTTCTTGACCGAGAAGTCCTGATTCTTGCTATGCTCACGGCAGCGCCAGGTGCGCTGTTTTGCTCGGTATTTTACTTCGATATTGCCACAGGTCGGACAGGCGACGCCGTGGGGCCAGCGCATCTGGACCATCGTCTGGTGCGCTACCTCTGGGTCAGCGAAGTGGATAATGGCTTCTTGGAGGGTTTTAGGGGTGCCTACGTCTGACATGCCCCTATATTACTGGGTAAGTAGTGGGGAGTCAAGTATATTATTACCCTAATTTGTGGGTAGGTCAGCCGGGGTCC